CCTGTGAACTTGGGCAGTCTTACAGCGGTGTTTGGTGCCAGAGCATTTATTCTTGACGGCAACCTAACAGCCGCAGGCAACTTTGGGGTTCAGGTATCAGGGGGTGGCGGCAACTCTGTTCCAGTTTGGAGTGATGGCGCCAACTGGTATATTGGTTGATCTATTCAAACTCACAAAAAATCCGCCAAGGCGGGTTTTTGTTTGGCAAAAATAATTTAGATATTATTCTTCTGAAATTGCAAAAATTTCGTCTTCTTTGATAACAACTCGCGATTTACCATCAATTTTGATATTGATTCCACCTTTGAGTGGGTACAATACAACATCACCTGCTTTGACAGTCATTGGTATGGGGTTGCCATTTTTTCCAATGCGCCCAGGACCAACATCAATCACAACACCGCGGTGGTGCGTGATGTCAAGATCGTACATGATCACAATGCCGCCGTTGGCAACATTGTTGGGTTCAATTGGTTCTATAACTACGTTGTCGTGTGTGGTTTTCATAAAAATCCTTTATAGTTAATTATAGATGATTATACTTTGAACCATGACAGATATTGCGAGACCTTCGAGGTCACGCTGGTCCAATCATCAAAGTCAGGTTGTCTAAATAATCTAGCAGTTGAATACCAAGGACTGTCATCACGATTCAACAACCAGCGCCAGTCCACAGCAAACTTTTGTAGCAAAATCCAAGTAGGTCTGCCCAGAGCGCCAGAAAGATGTGCCACAGCAGTGTCAACAGAGATTACAACATCCATGTTCATGATCAAGGCAGCAGTTTCAGCAAAGCTGGAAACACTGTTGGGAAACATGCTAACTCCTGCTTGTGCTAGCTCTGCTTCTTCTTCGGGAGTAGCGTCAATTTGCAAGTTGATCCACTCGTATTGTGGGTTGGCTTTGATCATGGCCAACACTGTTTCAAATGGCATTCCCTTGTGTTGGTTCAGCCACGAATCCCTACGACCACTCCAACTAAAGCCCACACGCATGCGAGTTTTTGGACCCAGGCGTTGTTGCCAGGCCTGCACCAATCCTGTGTCAGCATTGAGATAATTTACTGGACGTGGTAAGTTGTCCAATGTCATGCCCATGACACCCGGAATACTCATGATGGGAACCCAGCAGTCAAACGCACCCATGTCATCAGCATAGGTACCCACTTGCTCAATAATGGGACTGTTGCGCAACAACGGAATCAATCCGTCGGTAACTTGCAGTTTGATCTTAGCACCCAGCACATGTAGATTAAACAAAAATCTACAGAACTGAATATTGTCGCCGTGTCCTTGCTCGCCCACAACCAGTATGGTTTTGTCTCGGATATCTTCGCCACGCCAACGCGGTTGAGCAAACTTGGGCTCAGTGCCGGCTAAGTGCTCATAGTCCCATCGGGCTTCATAAGCTGGCCACCCTCGCTGATAGTCGCCCATAAGCAAGTAACTCACAGCCAGATTAAATCTAGCAGTGACGCTGGTAGGGTCAATCAACATGGCATGTTGTAAAAATGGCACTGCCCGTTCTGGGTATCCAATTTCTCTCATGACATTTCCGTAGTTGTTGAACGCCGCAGACGAATTGTGATCTTGCGCAAATGCCATTGCGTAACATTGCAGTGCATTGCCGTATTCGCGCTGTGCTCGATGTTCGTTACCTTGTGCAACTAAAAATTCTGTATCCATGGCAATATTTAAGGCTATAAAGTAATATTGTACATTTTTTATAAATACAAGTCAACGTAATAATGCGTTTTATGCAGGTATTGAACCCCCTGCGTAGCGGCTAGAACCCGCATTGGGCTTCTTTTAAGGAGAAAACAAAATGGGACGTCCTCTCAAAATTCAAAAACTTGGTGTCGGTAACGGCACAACAGTAGCCGGTACACCTCCAGTTACAACATACAATCAAAACATTGCAGTTGATTTGGGTTATCCAAATTTCAACAGTTTGACCAACCCTGTGGTTAACACCTCAGATACGCTAAGTGGCACACAATTCTTGGGTGTTGTTGGTGGTGCGGCTCCAACCGACAATCCTAGCGCAACCTTCCCTCGCATTGATGTAATCGTAAACATTGCCGCTCCAAGTGGTACAGGAATTGGCGTTGCTGCCGGTTATATTATCCGTCAAAAAGGTTCACGCAAGTACCTAGTGGGCGACACAACTGGTGTTAACGATGGCAGCTTTGTGGTAGGCCAAGCTTATCAAATTGTCACAGTAGGCGACACAGACTGGACATCAGCTGGTGCTCCAACCAACTACGGTGTAGGTACAGTGTTTACAGCTTCCAGCGTGGGCGGTGCCGGTACTGGTACAGCCAATTCAGTTGGTGTTTGTGTGCTAGACAATGATGTAACTCCAGCCGCAGGTTTGATGGCCATTACATTCACTGAATCTACCGGCGACAGTACAGCTACTCCACTCAGCAAGTTGACCAACAAGTTCTTGCTGGACTTTACTGGTGGTAGCGGATTTACACAAGCCGAAGTGGCAAACGATGTGCGTTTTGTTGCCAACTTCTTTACAGACGAAGGCACAGTGATCAAATCAGGTACAACGGGTTCCGGAAACGTATCCGGACAACAGAATCTGTTGGGTCTTGGTATTGTAGACAACGTTACATCTTAATTTGTAACCACCCTGAATCCTCTCAGCTACATACTGAGAGGATTTTTTATGACTAGAGCATTTGTGTTGGGTAACGGTGTGAGCCGTTTGGCAGTGAATTTACACCAAGTCAAGGAGTTTGGGCCCATATACGGGTGCAATGCTCTGTATCGAGAATTTTTGCCTTCTGTGCTGATTAGTACAGACAAGCCCATAGCCACACGAATACAAGAAGAAGGCGTAGCCTCTCAACTCAGAATGTACACTCGCAAGCCCACACCTGGGTTAGGCGCAATGCGAATCCCCAATGATTGGTACGGATTTAGTTCAGGCCCCGTGGCCACAGCCATTGCGGCACATGACGGAAACACTGCAATTTACATGTTGGGATTTGATCTTGGTCCACTGCCCGGTGAAAAATTCAACAACATTTACGCAGACACAGAATTTTATAAAAAAAGCTCAGCACGCCCTACATTCAGCGGAAACTGGGTGCGTCAAATACAACAAATCACAAAAACCTTCCCCAAAACCAACTTTTTTCGGGTCATGGGCGACACCACAGCCGAAATAGCTGACCTTAGAAAAATCCACAACATGGTACACATGCCCATGACAGAGTTCCTAGACCGTATAAATAACACAAAGGATCTCTAAATGGCAACGGTTAAACGAATCAGCGGTGATTATGCAATACGAACATTAAACACAGGCGATACTGTGGATATCAACACCACAGTAATGACCGTGGCGGCATCATCGCTAAATGTGATTGGTAATTTAACAGTAACCGGCAACGCCAGCTTGAGTGGTAATATTGCCGCAGATTTTATTTTCAACGGAACCACAAGCGTTGCAATCCCCACACCCAACGGTAACGTAAACGTAGCTGTGGGCGGAGTCAGCAACATTGCAGTGTTCAGCACCGGCGGAGCCAATATCACTGGCTTTGTGACTACAACAGGCAATGTCACTGGTGGTAATATAATCACTGCTGGACTAATCACTGCCACAGGCAATGTCACAGGTGCAAATTTAACTACCTCAGGCAATGTTTGGATCACAAGAGATGCCAGCGCGGCTCAGCCCACTGTTAGATTCAACGACACTGATGTAACAGTTGCTGATGCTCAAGTGTTTGGTGCAATTGAGTGGTTTACCAACAGCGGAGTTGGTGGAGGCCCGAGAGTAACATCGGCCATTAGATCCATAGCTTCTAGTACGTTAGGCAACGCCAACGTACAAATTTTAACCAGCACCAATGGTGCGGCACCCACAGCCAAAGTGACTGTGCTCAGCACTGGTAATGTGGGCATAGGCAACGCGGCCCCTGTGGACTTGCTAGCAGTACAGGGCACTGTTTGGAGCAGTAGTACTGTGACAGCAGTGGGCAATATTGGAGGCGGCAACATCAACACAGCTGGGTTGGTCAGTGCAGCCGGCAATGTCACCAGCGGTGGCAACATTACAGCCACAGGATTTGCTTCAATCACAGGCAACGTCACTGGTGGCAACATCATCAGTTTGGGTGCTATCAGTGCTGGCGCCGCTGGATTCAGCACAGTTGGCAACATCACTGGTGGTAATCTAAATATTGACAGCAAAATATCAGCCACTGGCAACATCACCAGTGGCGACATAGTATCTGCTGCCACAGGATTTTTTACAATTGGCAACGTCACGGGTGGCAATGTTGGACTAACTGGTATTTTATCTGCTGGTGGCAATATTACTGGCGCTAACGTAACAGCAATCACCAGAGTTACTGCACCAAGATTTCAAGGTGATTTGGTAGGTTCAGTATTTGCTGACGATTCGACCTTGATTATTGATGCAGTAGACAACGCAATTTACACTGAATTGGTACAAGTTGTTGGCAACATAACCAGTGGCAACGTCAGTACTGGTGCATTGAGTTTGAGCGGAAACGTGTTGACCGCAATCAACACCACCAGCGCCATTACCACAACAGCCAATATTTCAGGCGGCAATTTGAATGCTGTGGGGCTGAGTTTGACTGGTAACGTTCTTGCCCCAATCAACACCACCAGCAATATCACCACAACTGGCAATGTCACAGCCGGAAATGTGTCAATATCAACACTGTTGAGTGGCAACGGCATCAACGTTGAAAATGTTGTTTTACAGCAGACTGACTATGAACTCAGTTCAGCTACACCTGAAACAATTGGTAGTTTACAATTCACAGCCGTGGCCAATCAAGGTTACAGATTTGATGCTTATATTGTGTTAGTGCCCAGCGGGTCAACTTCGGTATCTCCAGCAGTGAATTTCAGTGCTGGCACTTGTGCATACACAACTCAAATACAAACCACAGCTACGTCAGCACTGAATGTGGCAACAAAAACCACCAGCGACAACGTTGCCACCACATACAACAGCACAGGAACTGATGCTAGAACACTGCGCATATCGGGGTATTTTGAACACAATGCCAACGTCACTGTAAGTCTAAGATTCCAAACAGACACTTCAAATGTCACCGCTAAAGCTGGTTCGTACCTGATCTATGCCAGAACTGCTTAAAATTTTGTTGTAAAAAGCAATCGTAGGTTTTTGGTAAATACACCAGAGGACCGAGATTATCTATGGCACAACAAATTATTAACATTGGCGCTAACGCCAATGACGGAACTGGCGAGCAACTAAGAAGCGCATTCAACGCTGTAAATCAAAATTTTACAGAGATTTACACCGCCGGTCCGGTGGGTAGTAATGTT